GTTTGATCCAATGCTGGTGCGCTGGTCAGACCAAGAAAACCCATATGAATGGGTGCCAGCAGTAACTAATCAGTCAGGCGAATTTAGACTTTCTAACGGCTCGTACATTATGACCGCCGAAGCCACTCGCCAAGAGATTTTAGTTTGGACGGATTCTGCTATTTATTCGATGCAGTATCTTGGGCCACCTTATGTTTGGGGCTTTCAAATCCTGATGGACAACATCTCCATCATGTCACCTAATGCTGCTATTACGGTAAATAACGTCACCTACTGGATGGGTGTGGATAAGTTCTATATTTATTCTGGTCGGGTAGAAACTCTGCCTTGCTCGCTTTGGCAATATACCTTTGAAGATATAAACCGGGACCAAGCCTTCCAAGTATTTGCTGGCTCTAACGAAGGATACAACGAGATCTGGTGGTTCTATTGCTCTCAAGGAAGCAACACTGTAGATAAATACATTATTTATAACTACGTAGAGCGTGTTTGGTCTTACGGTACGATGGCTCGCACTGCTTGGCTAGATTCTGGCATTCGCCCATACCCCATGGCTGCTGACTACAACAACCGCATTTTGTATCACGAGTCCGCCGTTGACGATGTATCTGGACTTGAACCGGTGCCTATTGTGTCCTACGTTCAGTCTTCTGACTTTGATATTGGTGATGGACATAACTTTGGGTTCGTATGGCGTATTCTGCCTGATATCAATTTTAACGGCTCTAACGTCAATAACCCCTATGTAACGATGCAGGTCAAGCCTCGTAGAAATTCAGGCACTCCCTATGGCACGGCAGATGACCCAGAAGTAATTAGTGCAGACGACTTTTCAGGTGCACCTGTGTATAACATTCAAGAGTTTACTGGGCAGGTCTATACCCGCCTGCGTGGTCGTCAGTTAGCGTTTCGTATTTATTCAGACAGTTTAGGTGTGGCTTGGCAGTTAGGTAGTCCACGAATTGATATTCGTAACGACGGAAGACGTTAATGGCAGTCAACCCACAAATTAAGACTTTAGATCTTAGACCGCCAAAAGCGCCTAACTTACTGATTGCGCCCATTGCTTATAGTCAACTCTACCAAGACCAGCTTTTAAATGCCCTACGTCTGTACTTTAATCAGATCGATAATTTTGCTCAGCCATTTAGTTCCAATACAGGCGGTGGCTTTTTAAAGTTTCCAAACGGTGCGTTTTCTCAAGATGGATATACAACATTAACTAACGCCATACCAAACAGCTCTTCAACCGCAGATATTGTTGTAGCATCAACCGCTAACTTTGCGTCCGCTGGGGCCCTTATTATTGAAGAAGAAATAGTTACTTATACAGGCAAGACTGCCACCTCGTTTACAGGAATCACCCGATCACAGTACGGCTCTAGCGGTTCATCCCATAGCGCTGGGGTTTATGTTTCAGAAGCTCAGGGTGTAGCGTCTGCAAGTACGGCTTTAGCTATTCCATTTGATACGACAGATGCTAGCAACCAAGTAGCTTTAGATCCACTAGACAACACTAAAATTGTCTTTACTGTGGCTGGATACTACAACATTCAATTTAGCGTCCAACTTATAAATGCAACAAGTTCAGTAGATAACGTAGTCCTTTGGTTTAGAAAGAACACTAGCGATATACCGCAAACAGGCGGTGTCGTGTCAATTCCATCAAAACACGCTGGCGGTATAGGTGCTGCAATTATTTCTTGGAATCTAGTGGTGGCGGTAAATGCTGGGGATAACATCCAGTTGATGATGGCTTCAGACTCAGGAAATACGGTGGCGGCTACATACCCTCCTGGAACAAGCCCGACACACCCTGCATCACCATCTGTAATCCTTACTGCAACGTTTGTTTCGGCGTTATATTAATGATAAAGTACTGTTTAAATTAGGCGAGGTATATCTATGGGAACCGGTGTAGGCGAGGCAATGTTAATTGGTGCTGCTGTCGGAGCTACGGCAGGTGGTGCTGGTGCGGCTATTCAAGGTGGAGACCCACTTAAAGGTGCGCTTACTGGTGGTGCCCTGGGTGCCGTTGGTGGCGGTCTAGGTGCTGGTTTCGGTGCTGCTGGTGGTACGGCGGCTGGTGGTACTTCTGGGGCTACGGCTGGTGGAGCTAGTGGTGCGGCTGGGGGTGCGGCTGGGGGTGCGGCTGGGGGCGCTGCTGGTGGAGCTGCGGGCGGTGCTAGTAGTGGTCTATACGGAGGTTTAAGTAGTGCTGGTACAGGTGCTGTTGGTGGCGGCGCAGGGTTTGGCGGCGTTTTAGGGGGTACTGGCACGGGTACGTTAGGTGGTGCTGCAGCAGGTACTGGTAGTGGCATATATAGTGGTCTTGCGGTTCCTAGTTCTGGTGCTTTAGGTAGTTCCACTGGAATTATCGGAGGTACAGGCGCCGGTGCTGCAACTACTCCAGTTACTAATATTCTTGGCTATACGGCGGGAAGTCCTGGTTATTTATCTAATACCCAACTAGGTATGATTGGCGGAGGGAATCTTCTTAGTGGAATGATGCAAGCCGAGCGTAATCAATTTGGTGTACCCGGTGAAGAAGACTATATAAGCTCTTTTGATCCGTCTAAATTCCAGCGTTCCACCCCTACATATGCCCCTGAAAGCGTATATCGTCCAGAGTATAGAGACTATACAACCGCTGCTGAAGGCGGCATTATGCGACTAGCTAACGGTGGTCCAGTCGAGCGTATGTCCATGATGAACACCGCTATGAACCCGCAGGGTGGCTTATACCCACAAGGGATGATTGATAAGACCCAATATGCTACCCCCACCCAGCGTCCAGTAAGTTCTGAGCTAATGGAAACCGAGCCAGCCTATCAACGGTCCAACCCCATGTTGATGGCGGAAGGTGGTATTGCCGATATAGTCGAAGCGGCTAAGGCCCAAGGGTTAACCCTAGATGCCTACCAAAATATATATGGTCGTGGAAATGCCATTATTGAGATGGAAAAACGCCTAAAAGAGGGCAAACCAATGACGATGGCTGATGGTGGTATTTCTTCTCTAGGAGGGTACTCAGATGGTGGCAGGATGCTTAAAGGCCCTGGCGATGGGATGTCTGACTCTATACCTGGCGTTATTGGTGGAAAACAACCTGCTCGTTTGGCTGATGGGGAGTTTGTGGTCCCAGCGGATGTAGTTAGTCATTTAGGTAACGGCTCTACGGATGCTGGTGCTAAACAGCTATATTCGATGATGGACAAGGTTCGCAAGGCTCGTACAGGTAAAAAAGCGCAGGGCAAACAGATTAACCCACGTAAGTACGTACCTGCATGAATTTAAGAGTTCAGCCAGTTGGTATCGATTACATCGTACAGACTTGGCCTTTTGTAGAAACATATTTGAAGGAGGCGTTAGAAAAAGGAGAACCGGTACCCGAGTGGAGTGATAACTATGACCTTTCCCATGTTCAAGGTTTTTTGACTTCGGGCTTATGGACGTTGTTAGTTGCTACAGATGATAGTAACCAAATCCACGGTGCAGCAACGGTATCGTTTGCTAATTATCCGAAAAACAGGGTAGCTTTTATAACGCTTATTGGTGGAAAATTAATATCAAATCAGGATACGTTTGCACAGATGAGCAACATATTAAGACACGCTGGAGCAACAAAGATTCAAGGAATGGCTCGTCCCGCTATAGCCAGATTGTGGAAACGGTATGGGTTTGAAGAACGCACTACTTTAGTGGAAGTAAAACTATGAGCATATTACGATACAAACAGAAGCTTTTGCCTTACGGCAATCCCATGGGTGGTGGCTCAGGTGGAGGTGGTGGCGGTCCAACCCAAAGCACTACGGTTACTTCTAATATTCCAGAATACGCCAAACCTTATGTAGAAACAATGTTGGGCGCTGCTCAAAAGCAAGCTTATAAATATGACGATGCTGGCAATATTGTAGGATTTCAACCTTATATTCCATATGGAGCCACAGTAGGTCCTGGTGGAGAAATTACTAATACTGCGCAAGAACAAGCTCAGGCTGCGGTAGCAGGGTTTTCCCCAATGCAAGAGCAAGCCTTTAGGCAAGTTGCAGGTATGCGGGTTCCTGGGCAATACGGTATTGGTTCTATGTATGCTGGTGCTGGTGGGATGGGTGCTGCAAATATTGCGCAACAAGCTGCTGGTATTGGCGGTCAGTACTACGGCTTGGCTACTAGTCCTTTTGCCCAACAAGCATTTATGTCGCCATATATGCAGAATGTGGTTGACGTACAAAAAACAGAAGCTATTCGTGACTTTGGAAAGATGATGCCCGGGTTACAAGCGCAAGCTACCCGTCAAGGAGCTTTTGGTGGTAGTCGTCAGGCTATTGAAGCGGCTGAAGCCCGTCGCAATTTAGGCACACAACTAGGGCAAATCCAAGCAACAGGCTCACAAAAAGCTTTTGAAGATGCACAACGCCAGATGCAGTTTGGCGCTAATTTAGGTCTTCAAGGTTATGGCACTGCTTTGCAAGGTACAGGTCAATTAACATCTGCTGGTAGAACTTTGGCTGATATTGGCGGGGCTCAACTACAAGCACAGCAAGGCATTATTGGTCTACAAACCCAAGCCGGTGCACAGCAGCAGGCTCTTGAGCAGCAACGCATTAATCAAGCTATTCAAAACTACGCTCTCCAACAACAGTATCCACAACTACAGTTGTCTACAATGAGCAGTTTGCTGCGTGGTCTACCATTACAACAAGCTACAACTCAGCAGTATCAAGCGCCTCCAAGCGCTATTTCACAAATTGCTGGACTAGGCACGGCTGGTATCGGGGCATATGGCTTAGGTCGTGCAGCAGGAGTATTTAAGCGAGGTGGTGAGGTCGAGTCTTCTGATGGCTTGGCTGAGCTAGGACTCTACAACGCTATGAGCAAGGCAGGTTAATATGATTGGTAGCTTAATGAGCCGGATGGCGGATGCCGAGAAATTATCCGTAGCGCAACTAAATCAAGCGGTCAAAAACGGCACAATTCCAGCCTATGTAGGCGTGCCCTTAATTCAAGAAAAATTGAAAGCGGAACAAGCTGCCAAAGCCATGGTAGCTCAAACTCAAGCCCAGCCCCCGATTGCTCGTCAGGTTATGGAGCAAGCAGATGTAATGTCTGGCTTAGAGAAGCTACGCTCTAATCTCCCTGAAGAAGGCTTTGCAGGCGGTGGCATCGTTGCTTTTGCCGAGGGGGGAGAAACAGAACCAACTCAACCCACAATGAGTATTGCTCCTCCAAAAGGATATACGTTTGACCAAGCTACTGGTCAATACGATCCAGTAAATCAAGGTGGTAGTGCTGGGTTACTAGCGATGCTTAGGGGAGAAGAAGGTCCGATAGCTAGACTTAGAGAACTTATGCAGGGTCGTAGGGGATACGCCGAAGGTGGTGTAACTACCCCTGATGAGGACGAGGACGAAGAAAAGAATTTAATGGGTCGCTTAATGGCTGGGCTTGCAAGCGCTAAAGCTAGCATGCCTGAAAGCTACGAAGCAGAACTAGCTAAAAAAGGTCAGACCCCAGCTAGCGCCCGCAAGTTGATGATTGAAGGTCCTAAGAAGGGCGACTATGTCATGCCCCCATTAGATAGCCAAAGACCTAGCCCAACCAGAGGTGGGCATAAATACGAAGACATAGTTATTGCAGAAGCGCAGCGTATTGGGCTTGATCCTGGTATGGCACTGCACGTCCTCTATAAAGAAACTGGTAATTTAAAGAATCCTGAGTCTGCTCGTTCTAAGGCAGGTGCTTTGGGTGTGATGCAGTTAATGCCTAAGACTGCCAAGAGCCTTGGTGTAGACCCGCTCAACCCAGAAGAAAACATCCGTGGTGGGGTAATGTACCTCAAGCAGATGTACGACAAGTATCAAGATCCAACACTAGCTTATGCTGCTTATAACGCAGGTCCTGGTCGGGTAGATAAAGCTTTACGTAGTGGGCAAGGTATTGCTGCTTTGCCTCGTGAAACACAAAACTATATTCGCATGGCCGGGGGCGGCATTGTTGCTTTCCAGAATACTGGGCTAGTTAGCAGTTCTATGCCTGAAGTAGATTTTGAAGCCACTGATCCTATGACTGGTATGCCCTATGCAATACAAAGTCCGTTTGAGGCGGTTGGGCGTTCGGCTAGAGGTGGCAAATCTATTCAAGAGTATTACAAAGAAAAAACACCAGAGAAGAAAACAGAAACTGGAGCCCCTGCTGTACCAACCGTAAAAACTTCAACCGACGAAGATAGCGGACCATATATTGGTGGGCAAGCACCTGCTGCCGCTGCACCTGCTCCAGAGCCATACAAAGAACCCCCTGCGGATAGTGGGTTGGCAAGTATTAAGAACCTGCTCAAACAACGTATGGAAGAGTCTGGCAAGCAAAAACGCATCGATGCTTATTTATCCCTACTCCAAGCTGGTCTTGGCATGATGGGTGGTACTTCGCCGTTTGCTGCTGCTAATATTGGTCAAGGTGCGGCTCAAGGTGTTGCTGCTCAGATGGCTGCTCGCAAGTCTCAGGTTGCTGATGAAAACGCAATCCTTACAGGTCAGCTTGGCCTATCCCGTGCAGAACTTTACGACAAGATGCGTCGTGATGCATTGCGGCAAAAAGCAGAAGAAGCCACTGCTTTAGGTAGATACCGTGAGGGTCAATTAAAAGTTGGAGAACAAAAAGCTCTAGCGCAGCAGTCTAAAAACTATTTAACCGCACAAAAACAGTTTGTGGATCAAGGCGGTCGTTCAGATTTACAAAAAGAGTTTTCAGATAAGTACGGAAAGAATTGGAAAGTAGACCCTAGACTTCAGTTTTCCTATAATCAAATGGAACGTCAACGTATTAGAGACTTAATGACAATTGGCTCCGGTGAAGACTAAACATGATTATCGACCTGCCAAAAATTGGCCCGACTAAGTTTAGCGACAATTTAACGCAAGAACAGTTTGAAGCTCAATTAAATAGTCTAGCCAAAGAACATGGGTTTGAAGTACCCCGTGCTGAACTAACTACGGGGGAAATGGCTGGTCGTGCCTTTACTCGAGGCACTAAGCGTTTAGGCTCAACTTTTGGGGACATCATCCCTGCTATGGGGGCAAAAGCCCTTGGGTTTGATGAGTATGCTCAAAAGCAATTAGAAGAAGCAGAACGAACTGAATTAGAGATCGCTGCTAAATATGCTCCCCAGTACCCAGAGTTAGGTAAAGTCAAAGGTATATCGGACATCCCAGGCTTTGCGCTTGAGACCATCATTGAGCAGATTCCCAACATCGCCACCTCATTAATTCCTGGTGTTGGCGCAGGTGCTATTGCCGCACGTACTGGGTTGACTTCGTTAGGTAAAAGCCTCATGGTTCAGGGCGCTGAGCGTGGTTTGGCTGGGCGGGAACTAACCGAATTTGTAGCGCAGGGGATGGCAAAGGGTGCCGCAACCCGTCAAGCAGTAGGTCAAGGCGCTGGTGTGTTCTTAGGTTCTTATGCCCAGAATGCTCCTGAGATATTCCAAAACATCTACCAAGAAACTGGTCAGATGGATGTGCCTGCTTCCTTGCTGTTTGGTGCTGGCTCTGCTGCCTTAGATTCCGTTCTCCCAGCACAGTTGGCTCGCTCCCTTACTGGTCCTGTTAAGGTAGGTATTGTTGAGAAAGTCCTTGAGAAGTCAGGCATGGACAAAGGCATTCTCCGTTCTATTATGGCTGGTGCGCTCAAAGGTATGGGTGCAGAAGGTCTGACTGAGGGTGCCCAAGAAGCCATCAGTATTTATGCAGAGAACTTTGTAGCTAATAACCCCCAAGTCTTTGACAGTGCGGATTGGAACCGCATCATGGAGTCTAGCGTCCGTGGTGCTATTGCTGGTTCTGCCTTTGGTGGTGCAGGTGGTGTTGGGGCTAGAGTCCAAGAAAAGCGTGAAGAGTTTGCGCAGCAGCAAGCCCAGTTAGCAGAACAGCAACGTCAAGAACTAGCCCGTCAAGTACAAGAGGCTGGTTTAACCATAGACGAGTACAACGCTTTACAGAAACAAGGGCAACTACCCGGCATGGAGCTTGGTGCCTATACTCAGCTTTTAGAACCCAAAGCCAAAGAAGAAGCTCAGAAAGAACTTAAAGGTAAGCAGTTATCCTTATTTGACGAGCAAGGATTACCATCTAAAGCTGCCGAAACCGCTAAAGCCAAGGGCGATAAAGCCGAAGCCAATCGCCTGCGTCAATTACAGCAGCAACAAGCTGCCGAGTTAAAAGCGTCTCAGGCAAAACTTAAAAAGTTTCTAGGTGCTAAACAAGGCGAACTCACTTTAGAAGAAGCACCCCCAGCAGCAGGTGTGACGGTAGAAGGACAACCTGATCTATTTGGCGCAACCCCTAGCGCAACCCCAGCGCAACCCCTTGCGGAACCATCGGTAATAAGTAAGCCGGTTAAGCTCACACCAAAAGAAGTTGCTACAAAGGTTGACGATAGCGTCCTTGACGCTTTAGGTATTGGTCGTACCGCACTTTTACGCAAAAACAAATTGTTGGATGGCAAAGATATATCTAACCCTGCAGACGCAGCCGAAGTAAGACGGGTACTGGAGGCATATGCCGACCGCAAGAACTTAAGCACAAGTATTCGTGAGAAAGTTGAAGAGTATCTTAGCCGTCCAGAATTTCAACAGGAGGTAACAAGTGAACCTATTTCAGAACCTGCCGGACCTGTCGGAGGAGCAGTACAGCCAAGCCTTCCAAGCGATCAGCAACAACCTACCTTTACACCAGCTCCCGAGCTCATTGAAGAACCTCTCGAAGGAGGAGTGGTTACTGCTGGACCAACTGCTGTACCTGCTGCTGGAGGAGAAGAAGGAGTCAATCGTCCATTAACTAAGCGTGAGCAGAACGATTTAGAGAAGGCGCAAAAGCGGCTACAGCCTGCTATTGACGAAGAGAATCAATTTATTGCCGAGACAGATAGACGGGTCTTGGACTTTCTCAGTAGTGGCATGGCAAACACAGAGGGTTTAGAAGATACCGACGCATTTAAGTTGCTGCGTATTGCCCCGCTGACTCAAGAGTATGTGCGCCTTAAAGAAGTTACCGAGCAAATTGCCGACGCTAAGCAGCGTGAGAAAAATATGCGTCAGTTGGGGATCCTTCGTGATGCGCTAGCCAAGTCGTCTTCTGATGCTGTAACCCTAGCAGACCGTCAAAACAGCAATACGATTGCGGACTTTACCAACCGTGTAAACGAAATGGCTAGAGCAGAATTGGCTATCGAGCAGGAAGCTCGTGCTGCAGCGCCGCAAGTTACTCAAGAGCAGATGACCGAACAAGAGCGTATCGACGCTGAAGAATTAGAAAATGAAGCTTTGGCTGCTCAAATGGCAGAAGATTTTGTTAACTCTAACATAGCCAAAGCTATCCAACGAGGTCAGTTTGATAACGCTTTAGACGAGCTAATTGAAGTTGAAAATAACCCAGACGTCAAAAAGATCTTACAAAAGATCAAAGGCATGGGGCTAAAAACGGCTATCAGAGTAGGTAAGATTCAGCCTAAACCTGGCAAGATGAACATTTATGACTTTGCTGAGTTCGATCCTGCTACCAACACAATTACCTACGACCCAGCATACCTTAACAAAAACACCACAATCCACGAAATAGTCCATGCCGCTATCTCTAAGATTCTCCTTGATCCTAACCATCCACTTACCAAAGAACTAACTAAGCTTTACGAAGGTGTTTATAACCAGCTAGGTAGCAGCTATGGTGCACTAGACATCCATGAGTTTGCTGCTGAGTTAATAAGCAACCCTGAGTTTCAAGCTACGCTTAAGGCAATCAAAGCTCCCCGTGGCGGCAATATGTTCCAGCGCATGATGCAGGCTATTGCAGAGTTCTTTGGCTTCCGTAAGGGTACATCGGCTTATGACAAGGGCTTGCGCACCATTAGCGACATTATTGATCTATCTGGCGACGTAGAGGCTAACGCTGCTGATAAGATGTTTCATGGAGTTGGTGCTCCTGTAAAACAAGGATTAAGTGTAGTTGGGCAGATTGGTCAAAACATGCCTGCCCTTGCAGGTCGCACCGTAGAACAAACTAAAAACTTGTTTAGCAATATTCAAGACTACGGCTTATTAAAAGCTGGTATGGGTTTGCTACGTCTAGATAATCTTAATACCATCTACGGTAGGGAACTCCCTTCCATACAAACCCTTATCGACGCCCTTGAGAAACGTAATGGTCAGCAAGAGCAAGAGATAAAAAAGATTAACGACAACTACAAGCGGTTTAGCAAAGCAGTCCAAGCTAATCCTAAAGCTGCTGAGCGCATGAATGAAATGGCGGTGGATGCCCGTCTCGCACAAGTAGACCCGCTTGACCCCAACTTTAAACCTACGGCTGCTAATGCCGCAGAGTATCGCAGACTGCGTTCTGTATATACAAACTTACCAAAAGACTTACAGGATACATACAAAGATATTCGTCAGTCATACGAAAACGCCTTAAAACGATACGAGGATTTGCTGCTACGCAATGCATCGCCAACTATGCGGGATAAACTGCGCCTTGAGTTTGAGGCACGGAAGAAGCTTGTAGCCTATATTCCGTTCTTGCGCCGTGGCGACTTTTGGGTAGAGTATGCAGATCCTAAGACTGGTGAGCGTGCGGTTCAAGCTTTTGAATCTTCTCGTGAGCGTGATAATTTTATTGCTAAAGACTTGCCTCCAAACACTAAAGTTCGTAAGTACCGTAACTTACATGAGGCTCGTTTTGTAGCTAGTGAGGTGCCACCTACTACGTTTATTGGTAGTGTTATTCAAGATTTAAAAAAGCAAGGTGCTACTGACGCAATGGTTGATAGCGTATATCAGTCTTACTTGGCTTTGATGCCTGCTGAGTCTATCTCTAAGCGCTTTATGAAGTCTGAAGATGTGCTTGGTATGGAGAAAGATATTGTCCGTGGTTACGGCGATACGATGATTAAGTGGACTCGTAAGCTAGCCGATTCGGAATATGCACCCCAGATTGACCGTGCTATTACAGGTATTAAGAATGAAGCCGCCGCTAATGGAGGTAATGACGTAGCTGCTGTATCCGACACGATTAACGAGCAATCTTCCTTCTTCCATAACCCCACCTACGGCAAAGTAGTTAGCGGGCTAACTTCGTTTAGCTACTTTGAATACATTGCAGGTAATATCTCATCTGCCTTAATTAACTTAAGCACGTTGCCAATGTTCTCTTGGCCTATCCTAGGCGGTAAGTTTGGTTACGACAAAGCAAGTTCTGCCATGCTTGCTGCTGGCAAGGTAGTAGCTAACGGTATCGAAAAGAATCCTAAATACAAAGCTTTGTATCAGTCTTTAATGGATCATGGGCAGTTAGAACACACCATGGCTCGTGAAGTTCTTGAAGCCCGCCGCATGGCAACTAGTGATTACACAGGGCTAAAAGCTAGGATTCTTGATGGTTTGTCATACCCATTTTCTGCTACAGAACGCTACAACCGTGGGGTTACTGCCATAGCTGCATTTGACTTAGCCCGTGCTCAAGGTATGAGTGAGGCAGATGCCATTCGCTATGCAGTCAATACAGTTAAAGACATCAACACTTCAGGTATGGCAGTAACTGCACCCAAGTACATGCAGTCTGGTGTTGGTCGTGTGTTCTTTACCTTTAAGTCATTTGTATGGAATAGCGCATTTATCGTAGCTCGTGCCTTCCATCAGGCATTTAAGGGAGAGAGTCCTGAAGTTCGTCGCATTGCACAAAAACAACTGCTTGGTATGTACGGCATGGCTGGTGCGTTTGCTGGAGTTAAGGGCTTACCCTTCTTTGGCTTGGCAGAAACTATTGCTCAGATGCTCAATGCCCTGTTTGGTGACGATGACGAGCCATTTAACTTTGACGAAGAAATGCGTGACTTCTTTGGTGAACTAATTTACAAGGGTCCTACAAACTTCTTGACCAATCTCGAGATAGCTAACCGTACCGGTGTGGCTCAAGACTTAATCTTCCGTGACGATCCCCGTGGTATTGCCGAGCATGGCTATGTGTTGTCTGCCATGAAGAACGCTTTTGGTCCTGCTGGCTCTTACTTAATTGGTGCCGAGCGTGGTATTAAGGCTATGAACGAAGGTCAGGTTGAGCGTGGTATTGAGTCGCTTGTACCTAGCTGGCTACGTAACGGCATGAAGGGTATGCGGTATATGTCTGAAGGCGCCTTGACTCTGAAAGGAGACCCAGTTGAAGAAGATATTGGTGTGTATAACGGGCTTATGCAGATTATTGGTTTCTCTCCCGCTTCTCTGTCTTCTACTTATGAAAAGACATCTGCTGCAAAAGGCTATGAAAGAGAAGTAGCCACCCGTCGTCAACGTCTGCTTAACAAGTACGATATGGCACGTACCGCAGGTGATTCTGATCTTATGGAAGAAGCTAGAGAAGATATTGCAAACTTTAACTCTAAGCACCCCAACAACAGAATTACTGGTGAGACCCTGTCTAGATCACAGAAAGCCCGTCAAGCTGCTGAGAAGAACATGATTAATGGAGTAACTTTCAACCGCAAGATGAAGGCTGAGATCCAAGAGAAGTTTTTTGAAGATGAGGACTGAAAAAAAGACCCCTGACTAGCAGGGGCCTAAACTTCTTTATGTCCGAGGAGACAAGAGAAGAGTGCTTGCGTCAGAGTATATCACCAACTCTCCAGACTCGTAAACCATACTTCCCTTTCTCCACTACCTGTTTACAAAGTATATTAATTCCTAGCCGCTTAGCCTCTGCCTCCACGAACCGCTGGGTTAGGCGTCGGTCTATGCAGGGCACAAAGAATGATGTACCGGGTTTAAACTTCTCCCACTGGATCAGCAGCGGAAGATTCAGAATTGTCAGCATTTAAAAGCACGTTCTCATTAAAGAAATCTAGTTTTGTTGTGTCAAACCACAGGGCATTTACGGCTGCTTGGGTATTGGCTACGGTGCCTGCAGTCATGCGTTTCTTCTTAGTTCCAACCAATGCACCGCTCTTACGATAAGGAATTAAGGATTCCTCAAAGTTGGCAAAGTTCTTGGCGGCATCGTCTCGGTAACTCTTAACCACGATGTATAAAAGTTTGGTATCAGGCTCGTAGCGGATTGTAAGGGCGCCCCTTGGCTCACGGATTGGACCATGCTCCAGACCAGTACGACCATCACGATTGCCGTTAATAACCAAAGTCTCGCTAAAGTGACGTTGGAGAAACCCACCCAAATAATCATCGCTATCAAACATATACTCACGATTGCGAACACGGGTGTCCTTAATCAGGTTAACGGCGTAATTAAATATGGGCTGTACCTTAATATCGTGTAATCCAAGAGTCTTGGCTACTGTGCCCCCCGTAATAGCGATGGTTGCCATGGCAGACCAATACCGTTCAGTACTCTTAATCTCAGCATGTGCATCGACTTTGGCTTGGATTTCCGCCATCTTTGCTAGAACCATAGGCAGTTGCCCTACTAAAGCTTGAGCGTACGGCTCAATAGCGTGCCCGTAGTTATTCATCAACCGCCCAAAGTGTTGTTTAGACCAAGTGGGGTCGTCAAACGAATCAGGCTTCACATGGGGTTCCAAGATACGCATCAACTCGCCTTCTGGAAAGCTCTTTATGGATAGCAGCGAATCGGTTACGGACCTGTTGGATGAACTTACTACACCCAAAGACCACTTGGCATGGTTCAGACGCTCTGCGTTTTCTTGCGACTTCATACGGTTCTTGCCCCGACCAGACGTAACGTCATATACCTGATTGGACATTTGCTCAGGAGGCATATTGGTAATCTCGTCTAGCGTTGCGCATAAGCTTTGCATGGTACCTAGTCGTTGCATCCTAAAGTTGTAAGTGTCTTTAGGTGACATGAGTAATTCCTTTGGGCGACCATATATGGAATTAATTGCGTGTAAGACGGTGGTTTTGCCACTACCGCTTTCCCTACTAAGTAGATTAAGGAGAAAACCGTCAAGATTAGTAAAGCGCATAAGAAGAGACCCGAAACCCATGAAAAAAGCAAAAGCCCTAGCTTCCATGCCTTCTCTCGAGTAAGCGTTGATAACATCCTTCCAAACATGAAAATCTCCTTTTGGCTGAAACAAAGGTATCAAAGGCAGTGTCGGTGCAGATGGTGGGCTGTATGCAATTTCTGTGGCACGGATCTCACGGTCCCCAACAATAATGCCGCTTTCGTTTTCTAGCCAACCAAACTGCTTGTGGGCTTGCTCTGCCCCTGATGTAAGTTGTAGTTCCTCAACCCACTTAGTTACATATGACATAAGTTCATCCTGTTTTTTACCTAATACAGTTATGCCGTACGAGGCAACTGTGTCTCTAAATTTCTCCTTAGCCAGCACCGCAGTTAACGGCATGATGAACTCACGCACCCCGTCTTTGGGTAGATGCAGTCTAAGTAGTATTGTTTCCCCATGGTCAGGATCAGACATGCGCTTGACCACATAAAAGTCGTAGGGGTACACAAGGTCATCAAACTCCTCGTCGTCTTCCTTGGCTTTCTTGTGCACAAAGATACCGCCTGATTTGCCTCTGAAGAACGGGTATGGATACTTGGGTATGGTGTAGGTCTTGAGTTCCTTGGTTATTGGCTCAATCTCCATAACCGACTCTTCTTCCTCGGCTTCCATGACTTCTTTACCCAACTGGATTGGAGATGTAAATTTATGTGGGCATCCCTCACACCCGCTAGGATTTAGCTTCTTAAAGGTCTCGCAGGTATAAGGGCCTTTGGTCTCATTAGCCTTTCTGTCGGTATCCGCAGAGTTATATTCGGGGTGATTCTTAGATATGTGGTGAATCGCTTTATCCCTGTCCACACATTGTTGGGCAATAGATAGCCCTGCTCGCCAAAGAGGTTCTTCTATCGTAGTTTGATTCTCGTAGATATTCAAGATCTGATTACACCCCGTGCCTTCCATGGATTTAATCAGGATGGTTTTGAACCTAGATTGACTGCTACCAATTAGTGCCATTGTTACGGCATCCATGGGGCGCTTGAACTCAGACTTCTGAATACTTTTTAGGATGTCATCTGTCGGGGTAAGAATAGTCTCTATATCACTGAGTGCTATAGGCTGTGCCGCATGCAGAATCTGAACGGGTAAAGGATTAGTTACGTCCTTCAAATGCATCGTTTCAGGAATCCGTAAAATTCGGGCTGGATCAGCAGGCACCGCAGCATCTATGTGGAAGTTATGTTCTACACATAAAGCCTTGAGTCGCTCTGCGTAGGGCTTCCATTCTTGCCGTGTTATAGCGTTATCTAGAATCCAATATACGTGCGCACCACGTCCCGACTGGATGATGGTAGGTCTTGGCAATCCAACATCTTTACAGAACTGCTTTAATGCTACCAGGCCGTCGGCTAGTGTAGCGTATGGTTTGTCTTCCCCACAATCTAAGTCAATGAAAAAAGACTTTAGTTCTAATGCGTTAGCCGCATACCGACCTTGATCGGCTGGACCAAACTTAGCCAGTGCAAAGAATGCGTTGTAATTTTCTTCTAGAAGCTTGTCTGCTCTAGCGCTTAATTCTTCAATACTGCTAACAAACTTCTGTCTTATATTGCCCTGTGCGTCGTTGCCCCAGATGCAGTAATTTTCCCCTTCCTGTAGGGGTGGTAATACCAAAGATAGAAACTCTGTCCTCGAAAGCATAGCCGTCCTATATGAGCCGTCGTTGTTATAAAAAGGAATGGGCAGGGGTGTGACGGCATACACCCTTTTCGGTAGCTAACCTAGCCCCCCTCATAAGCTTATTTCAATTTATCAACCAGTTTTTGCATCTTCTCAGCGTGTTTGCCGGAGACTATAGATTTACCTCGAAACCATGAATATACAGTCATTCGGCTTACTCCAAAGAAACTCGCCACGTCAGATACGGGTATATCCTTATTAAGACAAACCCTACCTAGTTGAACCCCTAGTAGTTGCTGATTAGCGGACTTGATTTCATCCGCCATCAGTAGCGAGTAGCCTTTAGGCATTATGCATCATCCCATTCGGTTAAAAGCTTTGAAATATCCTTCTTAGGAGCAGGCGCCTCTTCCTTCTTTGCCGTGCGCTTAGTAGGTTCTTCAACCGCTTCTGCCTCTACTTCAACCGTCTCGGCTTTTGCCGTTGCTTTAGCTTCTAGCTTAGGGGCGGGCTTAGCATTGTCTACCTCTGCAACCGTCATGGTGATTGCTGATTTAGCAGCGGCAGTCTGTCCTTGTTGAATTGCAGTTGCATGCTCGTCTGCATCTAATACACGCATCGGTTTGAACGTAAGCTTTGGAGTAGCACTGTCCGTATCAAAACGCATTTCAGTAACAACCGCAGTGATGGGCACACCTTTACTACCAATCATCTTGGCATATGTCTGCAAAGGCCATTTGCCGGGCTCACCTGCACCGAAAATTGATGAAGCGGGTAGGGTTAATTGCAAAATCTCACCACCAATGTCGTTAGCTAATACGACCGCTAAACGCTGGCTATAACGGCAAGCACGGCTATCACCTTGTCCTGAACCTTTGGTGTTCTGTGGGCAGTCTACGCAACGCTTGGCTTGTGGGCTTTCCGCTTTGGGGCTTGGCACTTCGCCATCAGCAGACCAGCAATCAGGTGCGGCTACCTCACCCTCAACATAAGTCTTGGCATAGAACGTACGGGATACCTTTGGTGAAGCGGCTACGATAACTACATTCATCGAACGGTCTTCGTTCTTGGCAACCTCTTTGCCATTGACCATCATGCGCCATACACCGCCTTTGATAGAGATACGCTTTAAACCACCGCCACCACCGCCCATCAGGGCTTTAGTAGTATCGTCTAACTCAGCTTCTTTCAAATAGCTTGGTAAACCAGTACCTAATACAGATAATTCATTACTCATTTATTGCTCCTCTTAAATTAAAAACAAGTTGTATTGCAGTTACCCCATTGGTCGCAACATACTGTGCATACGATGAACCTACCATCCGCAGTGGTAATAGTTTGCGTACGACAATTTGCATAGACCGCTGTAGCAAAAGCAAGCGTGGTAAGTCCTACTAGCACTCTCTTCATATATGCTCCTATCGCTTAGTGATTGCAACGGTTTGTGTAGCGTCCGCATTTAGCCCCGGCGGATGCAGATCGGGGTTTTCTTCTAAGAACTGATTCATATTTGTGGTGTTGATACGTTGATGTAGCAACGCAAAAGCATCATGTTCTTTGATGAAGTTGTACATGGACTGCCAGTCGCTAGTCCAATATCTCTTTGATGTGCGCAGTGAAATCGTACCGTATTCCGTACGCATGGTCTGCACACCCTGTTCCTTACATAGCTTTACTATTTCCTCGGCTACCATATCTTGTTGCTCTTGCAACGCAGATACTTCTTTCTCTAGTTCAAGACGCTTGGCACGGATTTTTGTGTAAATCTTAGCCAGCCTTTCGGCATTTATATCACTCATTAAGCACTCCTTTATATTTATAACTACTATATTAATACTACTTTGTACTTTGTCAAGTACCTTCTACAACATTTTTATAAAGATCAATTAACCTCGAATGTATATCTACTTTTTCTGACAACATCTTGTAGATTTTTTTCTCAACCGCACTGCCTTGTATATGCACCACCGTGCATGGATTACGTTGACCAGCTCTATGCACACGAGCGTTCGCCTGCAAATATGTTTCTATGGATGTGATCGGACCCCACCAAACCACGACGTTAGCCGCATGTAGCGTAACTCCATGGGCGGCGGCTTGGGGTTGTATTACAAGGACTTGCGGGCTGTCTTCAGTTTGGAACCTAGCAAATATATCTGTACGTTTAGTTGCTGATACACCGCCATGAATAATCTCTGTGCTAATGCCTTGACTCTTAAGTTCTTCTGCAATTATTTCTATGGCGTGCTTGAACGGAGCAAACACAATGACTTTATGACTTGCCTCTTCAATGACTTCTAGCAACGCTGACATTCTAGACTTAGCATCAAATGCTACGATCTCACCACTATCCGAATATACTGCACCGCAAGATAACTGCAGTAATTTATTTAAATTAGCGGCAGCGTTAACAGTAGTTATCTCCTCTCCAGCCGCAACTACCAACATGTTTTTACGTATGTTCTCGTAGTATTTTTGCTGTTGTGATGTAAGTGGTACTTCACGAGTTACATAGGTCATCTCAGGTAAGTCAAGACATTCTTCTTTGGTAAAACGTATTGCTGGTTGAAGCACGTCATGCACAACACGCTCTGAACTGACTTTGGGTATCCACTTAAAAGTTGTAATGCGTTGCATTACCATGTCCCTAAAAGCACCGAAAAACTTTGGCACACCCGATGGGTTAATGATTTTGGCTAGTCCATACGCATCAGTAGGCGACTGAGAAGCGGGTGTACCTGTTAGCATCCATACCCACATGTCAGGGCGCAAGGCGCTATTCAAGGTTTTCCATCGCTTAGTGCCTACATTCTTATATGCGTTAGCCTCGTCAATCACAATCAAGTCAAAGTTTTTGACGCAGTCTTTGATAATCTCCATGCCATCGTAGTTGCAGATGACAAACTCAGCCGTGCTATTAGCCGCTTCAATCCGCTTTTCTTTGGAGTAACTATGTGCTATGGCGCAACTGCGGTGCATGGCAAATTTAAATAGGTCGTTCTCCCATGCTGATTGCATGATGGATAGTGGGCAAAGCACCAAGACCCTCTTGATAACACCGATGTTCATCAAATAGTCGGCAGCCCAAATTACGGATGATGTCTTGCCTGTGCCTTGCTCATTAAAACAAAAGGCTCTCCGGTGTAATGTCAAGAAAGACGCAGTAACACGTTGGTGTGTGAACGGTTTATACAGTCCGGGCCAATCGTAGTGTGCCTCTATTGGAGAAGGAACATTTTTAATGCGCAGATTTTTAAGAACTTGCGCTTCCTCCAGACCCCACCTAACAAGCACTTCACCCGAGTCCAGTATTTTGGACTTAGGTATAACGGTTGTAATGCGTTGTGGCTCCTTGATTTTCAACAGGAGCGCTTTGTTATCAATTATTTGCATTCTTATAATACTTTTTTATTAGGTCTTGCACTGCTTCTCTTCTTCGTTTTTTAAAGTCACCGCTCATAACGGTTTTAAAAAACCCCTCGTTTATGTCAGCCATGTACCCTTTTTCGGTAACACCTCCGACGGTTTTTACTGCTTCGGCTATATCTAACTGCTTGCCTTCTAGGGCGAGCAAAGCCGTAAACTCTTTCTCTGTCATATGCACTCTTCCCAAATGGGGTGTAGACCAAAACCGAAGTTTTGATCCACGTTTTAATTCTAGTACTACTTAAGACTTTGTCAAGCCTTTTTGCGTTCCCGCTTGCTTACTTCTGATACTAAATTCTTTTTTGCATCCCGTTTAAACGAACGATTTGTAGATGCAGATACCGCCTTCAATCCATCTTTGTTGCTACCGCCCTTGTCGAAGGCTTTGACATGGTGCACGTCTTTACCATCGCCTTTAGCTACCTTGCCGTCTTTGGCTAAAGTTGCACGGGCTTTATTGCGCAACGCACGATTTTTAATCTGCTCGGGTTTCCCCTGATAAGTCTCGTACTCACGCTTGTAGTTACGGTCTTCCTTGTTTTTGTAAGGCATATCTACTCCTTAAATATTTTGCTTATTTTCTCAGCTTCTAGAATCATACGCAACGCCCTTAAGAAATCAGCATTTTCAATACCCCCATCAAGAATTATGCGTACTTTATTTGTGGGTACTCTATATTCCTTACCTTCATGCTCAAATTCAATCACTATTTCGTTACCAATCTCATTGGTTATCCCAAAAACTGTTTCACTGTGTTTATCGTTTTTTTGATCGCTGATGTAACTAAAGTCGTGGTAGCAACATTCGCCTTCTTCCAACGAGTCGCTGTATCGAATATCAAGGCTCATCGATAACTCCCTTTCCCATTGTGAATGCAGTCTTTTACTACGCACCATGCCTTGCAACTAAAGTTTGGCTTGGGGTTCCAAACATCCAACTCGTAAGCTTTCTCCAAACGGTGTGTATCTTCTAGCCATTTGACCCATGTTTTCTCATGCTCTTCACGGGTATATTTAGTCTTGATAAAGTCGTTTGCTACTACAAATAGTAGTCCTGCCTTGATGAAATTAACCTCGGGGAAGTGTTTAAATATAGCTAGGGCAAGTAAGTCTAACTGTTTAGTATCCGCATACTTAGCGCTTTTACCTGTCTTGTAGTCAAGCAGGGTAGCTTTCTCTCCATCAATAGCTAAAAAGTCAGGGATGCCACGCCACCAAACATCTTCTCCAAAGAACTCACAAGGCTCCAGGGCCCGGGTCAATCCTAATCGATACTCACAAAGATGTTTTCCTGTGATGTTACGCACTGGCTCAAGTAGCTCACGCATAAATGCAAACTTCTCAGGCACGGGGGTTCCGTCCTTAATAAAGTCTTCGGCGGCTTTATGGACATCCTTGCCGTACCGCATGGCATCAGACTCAGGCTCGACTACGTCTTTGGCTACTCGCAAACGGTAGTATTTATGTGGGCACTGCTTAAACAAGTCTAGGCTTGAGTAAGACCAAGTATATTCAATCACTTAATCATCTCTCCGTGGGCAGGGTGTTGAGCAAGGTTATTATTACCGCCTTCTGTGATTTCGTATCCCATATTCGTCAAGTAGTTAAATAGTTCTTTGCGCTTGGGTTCAAACCATGGCTTCCAGTTCCACGCTTCAAAGATGATGGGTGGGTAGTTATTATCTTTGATGGTTTTTATACCCCCCTTGATAGCCTCTAACTCGTGCCCCTCTACGTCAATCTTAATTAGCCGTACATTTTTATGCTCCCCATCATCCAACGGCGATAAGATTATTGATTCGGTTGCACCTTGAGTTGGGCATTCATACTCATTCTCACGCACTTCTTTATCAATACTGAACGCACCGATGTTGGTTTCGTTTGCATAATCAGGCATGACTAGTGGTAGCCTACCCCGTTTATCTGATAACCCTCTGTGATGACAATGGACATTATCTAGTCCATTAACGAACGTATTGGCACATAACTGGTAATAGATTATCCGTTGCGCTTCAAAGGAATGAAATGTAAGGTGTGGATTTGTCCTGGCTAGTGGGATGGTGAATGTGCCTAAGTTAGCACCAATATCCAGCACCACCCCGTTTTGATACTTCTCCAGTATCTTGTGTGACAAGGCAAAGACCTCGACCTCGTAGCCCTGTTGCTTTATGGCATTAGAGATTAGATCCTTACCCTTGAACACAAGGTATTGGTTCCCAAAACAATTAACTAGTTCGCAATTAGGTAGCATCATGCCCTCGGCAAAGTGCCAGCAAAGTTATATGTGCCACTGTGGACTAGCGTAGCCCATGGCGCTGCGTATACCTTAAAGCCATTCTGCCTAGCCAGTTTGCAGAAGTGGTAGTCCTCGGAAAGCAGACGATTGGATTGCTCGTCAATACTTGTGGCAAAGAACTCATGGATGATCTTTTTGACTGGATTCTTATCTACGATCAGGATCATGTCGTTAGTATAAGTAGGCACTTTCGGCTTTAACGCTTCGAATACTTCACGCTTAATTAGCATAAAGCCTGTGCCGCCGTTATCAATTTCCATAGGTTCGTTGATACTGCCAGTGGTTTCGGTTACACCGTTGACCAAATTAACTACAAACGACCCCGTGTAGTTAGGCAAGTCTTTGTAGTCCACACCCTTCTTGACCGCATCAGATACCAGTTGCCAGTTGATCTCTTTCTTGGGGTACAGTCCGCAGATGATGTCCTTATCGGCTTGAATCATTCGTACAATGTCTTCGGGTTTAAAGGTTATGTCCGCATCAATAAACATCAGATGTGTTGCGTCGGGAGTGCTTAAAAAGTCATATGCCAATCCATTACGAGCACGGGTAATCAAGGACTCGTTCTGCATATAAGAGTAATACATCTTGATTTGGTTCTGCATAAAGACTTGGGTGCAGTTTAGGATGCCCATTGTGTAACCACCTACGCACATACCGCCGTACATGGGGGTTGCCACGAATAGGATGGCTGGCTTTTTTGCTTCTACTGCTTGTACGTTTTCTAACATTACTTTGCTCTCCATGGAAAATTACCGCTATAAAGTTTATTCATAAATTCGTTACCCTCTCGAAAAAATACTTCCGCATCGGGGCGCAATCTGTAGTTCACCGTGTATAGTCCTGTGCATCCGTAACTGTAGTAATCCTTAGCCGTAGACACCGCCACCCTTGATAGCAGTCGGTCTGTCCAGTAGTAGTCGGTCTGTAGGGTGCTATTGATCTTCATCAGAAACTCGGTCTTAAAACAGTAGCAGTTCATGTCAACCAAATTAATATTCTTCCAACTAGCAAAGATACCAAGGCTATCGCAGTCATCATTAAATAGGTAGTTATCGTTTTGATCCACACACTTGCGTAGGCTATAGCACCACTCGTGTTCTCTATCTTTAACTCTAAACATGCTTAGCATTGACTCTACATGATTGGGTTCAAACCAGTTGTCCTCATCCAAAAACAATACATGCTCGGCATTGACTAGATTGGATATACCCGCATAAACTCGATTGCCAAAAAACTTGACTCCATCCTTCTTACTCCAATGTTTGTGAGGTTTGCCCGTATTCTCGGGCAGTAGGATGATTTTCTTGTTGACGTAGTCTCCGGCATAAAGTATGTTCGACACCTTTTGCGCATGCTCAGCGCCATCAACTACAATCCAATGCTCACATGGTTGGTTGTTAGTAGACTCCATCGCCTTGGCTAAAAACGGCAGTCCTGTTGTGGGGGTTATGACTACGGCAGGTGCAGTCATTTCTCACTCGCTTTCTTTAGTATTGCTCTAGCGAAAAATACAAATGGTTGATTTGCTAATCTTGCTGTTCCGTCGTCGACTTTTGTCCAATCATCCATTGCCTGTTTCCAAATTTCTTCTATTTCCTTATCACTTAACTCTTTTATTTGTGGTGAACAAGTATGAATTGAATCGCCAGTTACTCTTTGACCACAATCAAGACAAGAAGTCCAACAAACACACTCGTTTGGTATTCTGTGGCATTGATTACAAAAAACATTTGCGTTCATTTCTTAATCCTGTCCCATATAGCGGGTATCGGCATACCTTTGATGTGTTCCCACCCAATGTATACACAGGCAAACATAATGAATAGGAAGAACCCAAACACCGCCATGAATATGATGATGGCAAAGGTAGCCACAAATAGAATCAATAAGTTAATAATTGTTCCAATCATTTCTTCACCACCGCAAGTTGATAGTTCTTCAATAGCAAATCGTACTTACCTACAAACCCCATGAGGAAGCCATCAATCCCGCACTTGGTCGGCTCGTGTGGATACTCGTAGTCATCAAACAGCATCACACCGCCTTGACGTAGTAGTCCCCAAGCCATGGCTGCATCGGTCAAAGTCGCTGCTGGATCATGGCTTCCATCAATGTAGATAAAGTCAATCTGTTGTCCATGCCCGATTAGTCTTGCTAGAGCTTTGTAAGAAGTGTTTTTGGTATGGCATACGACTTGACCAACAACAGCAGCTTCTTTGGTGTTTTCCCAAAAGCGCTGCTCTACCTCTGGCATATTAGGAAATGGATCAATGCACTCTATGAATCCGTCTTTTGGCATAGCGTTCTGTAATAACCAGCAAGTGGAACGACCTTCGTAGGATCCAATCTCTAAGAAATGACTACGCTTTTCACCAAGCGCATCCATGCACTTCTGAAAGTTTGGGATATTGTGGCTAAACCAATCAGCAGTAAAGTTCATGCTTTCCTCACACGTTTTTTAATTGCAACAATACCTTCTTCGGGGTCTACTTTTTTACGGGCTTCCATCATGGCATCTGATAAGGCATAACACAACATGGCAAACCGCTCGTTGTTTTCGGTTTCACCCACCCCAATACTTTTACCGCCCATACTAGGAATAATTGCCATCATCGCAAACATCGCAAAGCAATCTCTTAAATCATCATCACCTATCATTTAGCACTCTCCATACGATTTACCTACACCTGATTCACAAC